CCTCTACCAATCATTCGGCATTAGTTGATTCGGCTGTGAAGTAGTGGGACGTGAATTCTCCTTCGCCATGATCTGTGCTTTGCGTTCAGTCTTTAACTTATTGAGATTGTCGATTTGAATGGGATTCGTGCCGTCCTGACACGCCCACATGTGCGCTGCCTCATACACATGCCAATCATAGTCAATTGGCAGAATTTCTTCACGATTCGTCCAATCAATGCGACGGTGAATGTGAAAGAGCACGCGTCCTTGCAACGTCTCAGGATAGAACTGTACTAGATACCGACCACGCCCCGGTGCTCCACCAGCATCACTAGCAGGATCAAGGCCACGATACCCAAATAGCAAGGTAGAAGTAAGGGGATTCGCATAACTGCTCAACTTCGTCATAGGCGTTTGCATGGATTCGTGATATATGCGGAAGATGTCCTTCCAGTCTTCTGTATCCGTAATCAATTCTGTGATCTTGCCTGTCGTGCCGTCGAGCGTGCGAATGCGCCAGAGAACCATTTCATCGTTCTCTGACGACTCCTTAATCATATTGTGTGCGCGTTTGAGAAACATGATTGCAGCGTCGTCTGAGTATGGGGTCATATTCTGACCATTCACCATGCCCATGAAACGCGCTACATCGCGAATTGCATCACCAACTGTACTGTCTGCCATTCACAACTCCATAAGAAAACGCCGCGGTGGGAGAACACACAAGACCACCGCGGCGCCTCTCACACTGGTTAGCTCGTCGGGCGAGCTTGACCGTGAAGATTCGTACGATTTGGAATGTACCAAATCTCAAACACGTTCGTGCCGTCGGGAATGACGGTAGCAGGCAAGTACGTACCACGGCAATCCGCGTTCGTGCTTGTCTCAGTCGTCGCATCAAGAAGACCCGCAGTGAACGTGCCAGCGTTGGCAGCAACCGCTTCGTTCTTGATTTCAGTTTGCATCGTGACACCCTTGTACGGGAGTCCGAACTTATTGCCCCATCCGACGTTGACAGTCGTAACGTCAGTGTCGGACGAGAGAGCGAGCGATTCGATCCACGCGAATGCTTTCAGACCCTGCACAGTAGTAGTGCCGTTCATGGTCAACGCTTCAACCATCTTGCTTCCAAGATAGTCATAGCCAGTCACAGTCAACGTGCGCGCGTTCGCAGCAGAAGCAACCGCAGTAATATTACGGCCCCAATGCGAACGAATCGTGAGACTGTCAATTGGCACAAGTCCGTTGTTACCAATTGCAGTTGCAGTACCGACGCCAGCAGTGAATGTGGTAACGCTAAACGCGGAACCGTTCACCATCTGACCAGCGGCAAGCAGACCGTTCGCACTCAACGCGAGCGGTGCAGACCACTTTGCACAGTACGGACCGGACAGAGAAATATCCGCCGCATACTGCATACCGGGAACACGAAGGCTTACGCCAAACGGAAAGTAATCCGCATATGGGCGAGAGAGTGAATTAGACATTTACAGGTTACTCCAGCTTATCAATTGTCTTTGAGACGTGCTCATGGCCTTCCATGACAGGAAGATCATTACCAGCGATGTCTTCATCACCAGTCGTATTCACGTCTACGTCAGTGTCCACATTGCCGCGTGCATTCCGTGGAGCGCCACTCGGCATTGTAGTACCATTCGCAAGCTCGTTAGCAATGTTCAGGGGAATGCCCTGCTCATTCACTTCCTCACCTGTTCCTGTGTCGATGAGACGAGGACGCATTGCAAGCAATCCGTCCTTATGCTCTGTCAGTCGATTGAACGTGTCTGTATCAATCAACTTTAGGTCAAGCGCCTGATCCAACGATGTCAGACGAATACTGTGACCGGGCTTTCCACGCACGATGATGAGCACGCCGCCACGTTCTTCAACTTGCTTCGTGACCATCTTCTGTCGTGGATTACCGTAACGATCCTTGCGTTGCTTCGGATCATCCTCGAATGCGTATTCGAGTCTATGAGTTACGTAGTCTTCTGGAAGAATACGTACCTCATAGTCCATTCTCATTCCCATGCGTTACCCCGTTGTTCCGTTACGAACAAGACCGTGCGTACGATACGCCTTCCAGATGCAGAACTGACCCTGCCACTGGACACGCGAACCGGAAGCATCCATGTTCCACGGTGAGTTGAGCTTCTTGACGCGCATGTTGACGCCTTTCAACATGTGCAGACGGAGATACTTGGAGTTGATGAAGTAAGCACGGTTCACACCGCAATCCTCATCGTACACCATCGGGATGTTGTTGTGAGAACAACCACCGAAGCCAAGATCGAACATCTTGCCGCCCATCTTCGTCTCGGACAGCGTAATCATAGTGCGATCACGGCAAGCCTGACGGTACAGACGGTAGATATTGCGACCGACAACGATCACGTCCGGCTTTTCGCCCTTGAGCGTCAAGTCGAGAAGAATGTCGTCGAACGCCTCTTCAATGTTGCTCGCGTCCAAGTTACCAGAGAACTGATACGCGGACGTGCGCCACTGGTTCTGCGACACACGCGAGATGCCGCCGATGCTGCCAGTAGTTGGATCGTCGGGAATGAGATTTCCCAGACCATTCGGGTCGAGACCGCTTCCAGTCGCGTAGAGCCAAGTCGAGAAACGCTCAGTGATGGATTCCTCCAACACTTGCATCTTTACCTTCGCGATCTTGAGAATCGCTTCCGGTCCTTGGTTCTCATCCTCTTCCTGCTCGGAGACGATGTACGTACCGACAACACGCGACCAACCGAAGCGAACCGTATCGAGTTCGTTCGTCTGAGCGACGGGAATCGGTGCGTAGTACTGAGTGGAAGTGATGTTGCTATTGCGGCCGACGATGAGAGGATTGGTGATATTCGCACCCGTCTCAGTCTCAACACGCTCGGAAGCGAATGCGAATGCTACAAGAGCATTCGACTTGATCGCTGCCATGATGAGCTTGCGGCGACTTCCGTCCAGCATCGAGTGGATGACTGTATCGAGAGTGCCGGAAGCATATGTACTAAGCATTGCTTACTCCGGTTGTTGAATGAAATAACGTCACACTTGAATGCCGTGCTTTGCCATTGCGCGACGAGCAATCAAATCCCAAGAATCTTCAGCGTTTGCTTGATCGTTCACGCCTTCCGCGACGTGAGTTGTTTCGCTGCGATTTCTACCATTCATAGATGGCAGTGGACGACGGTTATTTCCAACACCGGAAGGTCCGTTCCGTTGCTGACCGTTTCCAGCCAACTGCGGAGCGAGCGGCTTAGTCCAATCGAGTCCACGCTCTGCCGCGAAAGCGCGTACTGCAAAGTACGATTCACGATGAGACAATCCCTTGTCACGCATGACATTCGCGATTGAATCTTCGTGTACACGCGCGTCCGGGAAATCTTCCATGAACGCATTGTATTCATTTGTAACTTCGTCGTGTAGCTGTTGTTCTTCTTGATTAACGCGTTGCTGTTCTGTTAGGAATGAGAACGGCTTGATTGCCTCTCCGACAATCTCTTGCACGGTGCTGCGAAGGTCGGCTGCGCTTAGTCCCTGTGCCTGTCGGATTGACGATACATCTTTACCAGCTTGCTCGGCAAGGGTCAAGAGGGTATTCATCGTTTTTACAGGATCACGCTTCCATTGCACGAACATCTGCAATGCAGCGCCGTGTTCGTCTAGTGTGAGTCCTTCTTTCTTCGCGAGTGCGTTTGCGCTTTCGTAATTCTCAATACGCGAACGAAGTCCGCCTAGTTCACGCGACTGTGCTTCGATAGTCGGCCAGAGACGATGGAAGATCGCACGCTGTCCACCTTGACGTGCAATCAGCGCGCCGTTCGCGTCGTAGATGTTTCCGTTTGTGTCGGATTGGAATAGATTTCCGAACTTTCTCGCAGACGTACGAGTCGGTTGAACTGTTTGATTTTCAGTAGTGCTCTGTCCGTCGCCAGCAACGGGAGCCTTTCCGGTTTTCGGATCGACTTGCTGCTTTGCACCGTCTTGCTGCGTACTGTCAGTTGTCTTTCCGGTGGTGGTCTGTTGCGTCTGCTGTTTCTGTCCTTTATCATCACCTGTACCTAGATCAGCCGCACGATCAATGATGTCGTCCCACTTCTTATCACCTGTGGAAAACTGTTCGATTTGCTGAACATCATTCTGTTGTGTCTCTTCATTCTCAATTACATCGTTCTCGACCATGTTCTAACTCCTAGTGTGTGCTCTGCGGTCCTTGTGACTGTGCAGCAGCTTGTGCCTGCTGTACTCTCTTGCGCGCTTCTGCTTCGGGCATTCCTTTCGCAACCATCTCTTTCACGGCTGCTTCTTCTTTCGCGTCGTCTTGTTGTCCCTGTGCTCCAGCCTGCGCATTCTGTGTTTCTGCTTGCTGCTGTTGCAGGCTTCCTTGAATACTCTGCATAATCATTCCGATTTCCTCACTACTCACAGTGAAGCCATCGAATGAACGCTGGAATATCTTGAGTACAAGAAGCAACGCGACAGGAGACGATTGCACGAACTGTCCGAGAATCTGTCCCATCTGGAGTGCTTCTTGCTTCTTCACCGCACTCGTTGGCTTCTGTGTGCTGCCACCTTCCACACGGCATTGCACCTTGTGTCGAATGTCCTGTGGCTGCATCTGTTGCCATTGCATGTCTTGGAACTGTCCACCTGTCAATTCATTGAACATATCCGCTTCCATGAACTGCAAGCACATGAACAGAATCTTCCACATGATAGCGCCAATGAAGTCTTCAACTGCGTCGCGCTTTTCATCGAGACGCGTATTCGAGACGGACGAGTATTCTTGAATTGCTTGGTTCGTGGTGTTCGTCTTAAATTGCTCACCACGCATCGCTTCGCCAAGTCCAGACAGCATATTTACCGCTGCCTTTGCTGGCTCTTTGTCCCACAAGTGTTTGAATTCCAGATTCGGTTGTGGCGGACCCATGATGAGGTCGGTCAACTTGTGTCCATCTGGTACAGCGACACCTTGGAATTTCTTATTCGGATTGAGTAGGATGTCCTCAACGTCCTTCGTACTCAACACACGTGAATTGAAGATCGTCTTATCGCGCATTGCAACACGAGCACGGTTCAATTCATCAATGATGATGTTGATTTCGTCTTGTTGGTCGAGATAATGACTCACTTCACCGCGCGTACGTGGAGACGTGGGCGACGGATGCCACTGCAAACGCTCTAGCGGGTAGAAGTCGGGGAAGTGATACGGGTAGAGCGTTTGCAGTGGCATCCG